CCCAAGTGGGGCCCTCGCGCGATTGAAAATGTCGCGTACATTCAGTTCCCTGTTGTTACAGAGTGGTTTCTTTACTATGGCTAGGACAAGGTCACGGGATATCCTGAGCGCGAAGGGCGACAAGAAAACCCTTTACAATTCGGATGGTTCCGTGTACATAGTCTATGACCATGGTCACCTCACCGTGAGGCGTGAGACCTGTGTCGATACTCTTTCTGTCACTCGGCCGTATGTCCAACCGCATGATCTGGCCATTAGCAAATGGAAGGTAGAACCCTTCGTTGCCGATGGTTGGACCCGTGAGGGCTTTCGAGACGTCGAATACGTGGGCTATGATATGCTCGCGCTCCGGCGTCCAGAGGACATATCTGCGTTACGCATCACACCCTGGGCTTATTACTTCACGCAGGCAACTGCCAGCATGAACCCAGATGTCCCTGTGGTGGATCTTCCCTTGTTCTTATTTGAATTCAAGGACTTTCCATCCATGCTTAAAAACATGGGGGACGTGATGTTGACAGGGGTAAACTTTTCCAAGAAGTCCCATAAGATCGGGGACGTAATTGGCGGCGTCAAGCTGACTGCCGAGTCTTTCCTAGCCTATAAGTTTGGCTGGGCACCCCTTCTCGCTGATCTGAAAACTATGACGGGCATAGCCTTGTCGATCGATCAGCGTTTTCGTCAACTGCGTAATATGCAGAACAGAAAGAAGGTACGGCGACAACTTACTACGTCGTCCGTATCTTATGATGGTGGTGGTGTCTTCGCGAGTTCTCCTTACTTTGGGGTGCTTGAGACGGATGTCACTGAAACCGTGAAAGCTTGGTTTACAGCCAGGCCGTACATGATGGATGATTTACCACCATTGATACCTGATGAGCACCGTGATGTCTTATGGGCATACGGTTTAGCCGACGGTCTAACGCCTTCCACTGTTTGGAACGCAATACCGTGGTCGTGGTTAGTGGACTACTTTATAAACGTAGGCGATTTCCTAGATGCTACCCGGGGTTACACCCGGTGGCAAATGGGCGACGTCTGCGTCATGGAGGAATTCACACGAGTGCGGTCCCGACGGGATCACCTCGAATACACGGCTGGATTAAAACTTAGCGGTGGACGGATTACGTTCACAACTAAGCGTCGTCAGGTCCGACACAACCCGAGTCCAAACATTGCATTTGACCCAGTACTTACTGGTAGTCAGATGTCTAATTTGGGTGCTCTGGCAACGTCTTTGGCTCTCGGAGGCAAAACCTACAAGAGCTAGACATTAGGCGCAGCAATCACGCTGGCCTTGTACCGGGGTTATAGGCCCCCAAACTAAAGAGGTCTACCAATGGACAATTCGTCCGTTACCTTCACGTACGATGGTGTGGCTTACACCGCCTATCGTGCCAACGCAGCCAAGCCCTATACCTCTCGCTATTTCTGCGAGATGGCTGGGGTCGGTCGCGCTTACGTGGACATCGAGCACACCGTTCCGGGGGCAAACACTTCGTCCCCGAATGAGATGCATCGTGTCCAGCTGACGGTCGAATATCTGACCGCCGGCGTCGTCACGAAGACTATCCGAGAGTGGATCGGTTTTCGTACGTACGATAGCGCCCAGGACTCTGCCGACTCAGTTCTTGTCGACAATGCAATGGGTTCGCTCGTTTACTCGGGCACCTTCCTGGCCGACCTTCTCGCCCGCCGGACTTAGAAGTCCGGTGGCTGAGAAGCCGGAAGATGGCACCGGCGTTGCGCAAAAGGCACGTCAGTTCAAAACGGCGATGGACACCTTGATCGGTGTAAATCCATCTGCTGCAATGTCCTGGCAGGTCCTAGTGCTTCGCCTGGTTGCTATTCTTTGCTTCTCTCTTATCACGTTCCTTTCGTGGTGATGGGAGGGGCTTAACCGCCTTTTCTGCGGAGGCTCCGCCCCGGTTTCGGGGTTGACGGATGACACAAACTTAAACCTTTCAAGAAGGAGAAAGATGTGAGCGACAGCTTAGTCGTTAAACTGCCGGTAGAGCTCGGTCCCCTGCACGCGCTGTTAAGAGACGCGCAAGCCTGTGGACTTGGTCTACCATCCGTCCGGGATAACGATGTAGAATACGCATCGAGTCTCGATAACGCGTTCTTAGTTAGGTGTCTCACAATCGAGATGCCAAAGCTTTGTAAGGCCTATGATAAGGCCTTGTCGTCGGGCTTCCTTGACTGGGAGTCTGTCGCCAGCGCATCGGATGGCACGCTAGGTTTCTATGACTTTCATGGGCTCCTTTCGTTGTCATTCAACAATGATGGTGGGTGTAGAATTCCCCATCCAAACATAGTGTTCTTTACGCGTAGCATTCTGCTGCACGCGAAGAACATTGATTTGCCGTGCCCTCAACAGGCAACGGCTGATTCCGTCAACAAGTTTGTTGATACGGACCTGAATCTACGCGACCCGTCGGGTACGTGGACTAAGGATGTTTGGGTGCCCCATCGGTTTCGATTCACCGATGGGATTCTTGGGGATATGCGGCCCTTACTAGAGGTTCTTCAGGCGGTTTCTGATCGCCTGACTCCCTCAACTGAGGTCGATACCTACTCCCTTAGACCAAAACATGGCCCTGGAGCGGTGGCCGACAAGACCGACAGAGGCGATAAGTACGCCTTTCGTTATTGGCCAGCCAAGCTGGGTAATCTCTTCTCCTATGAGTACTTCGGTGCTTGTAGCGAGGAATGGGTCGACACTACGGTAAGATCGAGGTCTAGTATTGAGCCCCCGGCGCGGCTGCTTGCCGTACCAAAGGACTGTACGAAACCCCGGTTGATCACGAGTGAGCCAACCGCGCACCAGTTCCTTCAACAGGGGCTGGCACGCTGGTTTAAGGACAACCTTAAGCTAGCGCATCGCATCTCTATCAACTTCCGAGACCAGACCGTTAACCAACGGATGTGTCTGAAGGGTTCGATCGATGGTTCCTTAGCCACCGTCGACCTTTCCGAGGCCAGTGATAGGCTCTCGCTATGGACGATAGAGAGGGTGTTTGGTGTCAACCAATCACTCCTTGAGTGTCTCCACTCTTGCAGATCCCGTGTTGCTATTAACGGGGTCGGCGAGGGCCGGCACTTTACCCTCCAGCTTCGAAAGTTCGCTGGTATGGGTAGCGCGATGACCTTTCCTTTGCAATCAGTCGTGTACTGCAACGTTGCCATAGCTGCAGTGTTGTACGATCGCGGGTTGCGAGCGTCTAAGCGGAATATAATCCGCATCGCAAGGGAAGTCGGGGTCTACGGAGACGACATAGTACTACCGTCGGAATCCGTAACCACACTGACACGATTGCTGGAAAACCTCCAGCTAGTGGTAAATGAGCAAAAGACTCACTCCACAGGGCATTTCCGCGAAAGTTGCGGTATAGACGCCTGGTATGGCTACGATGTCACACCATGGTACCTACATGCCTTCGTGTTAGAAAACGAACAAAATCCACTGGATCTTGTTTCTTGGGTAGAGGTCGCTAATAATGCCCATCAAAAGGGCTTATGGCATTTGGCCTCCTTTCTGAGAGACTCGATATCTGCAAGGACTAGCAGATGGATTCCCATATCTAGGGATCCTCAGGGGTGTCTGCATTGGCGCACGTACTCTAAGGGCGTACTCGCATTCAAGGTTCGGAGGAATGAACACCTCCACCTCTTGGATGCAAAGGCCATAATGGTCTTGCCCGAAGATAAGCGCGTTAGCAGGGGTACATGGACGGATCTCCTTCAATATTTTACTGAGGGAGCCAAGGATGACGTGTCTCACGACACGCATCTGACCGCCGAGAGCCTGAGAACTCTCGGAGTCCGTCGTGGTAAATTGCAAGCAAACATATGCTGCAATTGGGTTCCGCTCTACGCG